ATCTAACTTTGAGATAGTTTATGGTGTGGGTATCGATAAAATTGGTGAAGTGCTACAACTTATTAATGATTATGGAATTGGTAAGAAGTGGGGTAAAACCATGACTATTGGAGAAACTAAATATGATCTTGATAAGTTTAAAGATATGTTGACTGACAATGAAGATTTCTATAATGATATTAAAGGACAAATCATTGCAAAGATAAACAAAATTGAAAAACCTAAAATCGAAGAAGATGAATCAACCATTGAAGATTAAATTACAAAAGACTACAGAAGATGCACGCATGCCTATTAAGGGCACTGCGGATGCAGCTTGTTATGATGTATATGCACATAGCATAACTAGTTCAGAGAACGGTAAGATAAATGTTGGTCTTGGATTTAAGACTGAAATCCCTAAAGGTTACAGAGGTGTAATTGTACCTAGAAGTAACTTAACTAAATTCCGTTGGATATTAAATAACTCATTTGGTGTTATTGATTCTGATTACCGTGGTGAATGGATGGCTATCTTTACACAAATTGATAATAATGATAGCAATGATACATTCCCTTATGGTGTAGGAGATAGAGTGGCACAAATCTATTTTGAAGAGGTATTATCAATATCATTTGATGTGGTCCCTGAATTAGAGCAATCTGATAGAGGAGAAGCTGGATTTGGTTCAACTGGTTTAAAATAGTGAAAGCCAAGTGCAAAACCTGTGGTAAAAATTGTGAGGGAGAATATTGTTTTATTCATAAGCCTAGAAAAGGATTCAATCTTGTAAAAAAAGAAGAGGTAACTCGACAAACGTCCGAATTACAAGACATTTTCTTACAAATTTGGAAGAAAAAGCACCATTATTCTGAAGAAAGTGGTGAATATTTAGGAAAAGAACCTTTATCAATATTCTTCCATCACATATTACCAAAAGAAAAATACCCTCAAGCTAGGTTTGATGAGGAAAATATTATACTTTTGACATTAGATGAACATTCTAATGTTGAGAACAACATGTATAGATATGAAGAAATTAATAAAAGACGTGAATATTTAAAGAAAAAGTATGAGCATAGTAAATAAAATTATTGCTTATGTATTAGTTATAACGTCAATAATAGTTTTAATGAGTTTATTAATTATAAACATGGATAAAATGGAAGAACCAAAACAATTTATGATAACTGGTGGCACCTTTGATCTAGATGCTTATATAATTATTACAGATGATACAGCTTATGCTGCAAGTTATGCCACTCAAATATTAAGTCAACCTTATACAAATGAAGATTTCAAAGCAAGAGGGTTAACTCTTTCTGATGAGCTAGGAACCACATTTGTAATATGGCTTCCTATTAAGAGTGTTGAAGATACATCCATTGTACACCATGAACTATTACATTTAACATATTCTATGTTACATGCTGTAGGAATAGAACTATCTCCTGAAACAGAAGAGGTTTACACCTATCAATTACAACATTTATCAAAACAATTTTACAATCAAATAAATAAAACAAAATGAGTTTATTCTTTTACACAAGAAAAACAGAAGACGACAAAGTCTTCACAGACAGCTTTAATCTAAATAAGGTGGTTAGATCTGTACAAATGGATGAGAACAAGGTATTAGTCTTACTAGATGATGTACATGACCGTTCAGAAGATGTTCCAGATGTTGATCCTAAGACAGGAAAGACTAAAGGAGTTAAGAGACAACGTAACACATATTCAACAGAAATTAGTTTATTTGATGAAGATGTAACAAGATTTCACAATTTAAATAAATAATATGAAACTATTAGGAAACAGAATCTACTTAGAATTACCTAAGGAAGATGTAGAAAGTAAATTAATTGTAGATGATAACACTAAAGAAGCATTACAAAGAGAGTTGCTTAACAAAATGTCTAAGTTAAAAGTACACAGTGTTGGTACTAGTATTATGGATGTTAAGGTGGGAGATTGGGTGTTGGTAGATCCAGCAGCTTTAAACAAAGCTACATTAGTTCCAATCACTAATGAAGAAAATGTAATATTAGTATCTCCATTTGATGTAATAATGATTTGGTAATGTACAAGATTATACTAAAAACTAGTCATAAGCATGCTGAGAGAGTGGATAATTGTGTTAATACATGGTTATCCACGCTTGATTATGTATGTCTTACAGACAAACTTACAGGTAAATATCCTGAAATATCAGGCAGTAAGCATGATGATTATAATAGCAATGAAGAGAAGACAGTTAACTTCATTAATCTAGTTAGAACAACTGACCAGTTTGATGATTATGATTGGTTAGTCTTTATAGATGATGATGCTATTTTAAATATCAAACTGTTTGAATCTATCCTACCCTATTTAGAGAAGACTAAACTGTATGGATATAGTATGAAGGGAGCCTTTCAAAAAGACCTAGAGCTAGATTATCCATCAGGAGGTTGTAGCTACTTCATATCTCCAGAGCTTATAAAGAAATGTGGTGAGATGAAAGTGCAGGGATATGGATTTGAAGATGTTTCTATGGGTAAATGGCTTCAGGATAACAAGATAAAAATCAGTAATAAATATATGATGGGAGACTTGTTATGTCAGATAAATTTAAATGGTTGGTTTCCATTCCAGAAACATTTTAATGACCTTTGGAAAGAAGGAGACAGCTATGTACCTAAGATGATAAACAGTTTTACAGAAGAGGATGTTACCTTTTTATGTAAAAATGTAACACATCATTATATAAGACATAAACCTTTTATGAATTATTTACACACCCTTCTAAATGAAAAAAGCCCCAAATAGGGGCTTTTTCTTTAGACCTATAATACTGAGACTATAGGGGGGAAACATTCTCCTTTAAGGGACTCATTCTAGACTGAGTTGCCACAACCTAAGCGTGCAGTTTTTAATTGCAGGAGGAGATAATTATTTTGATAACTTCTTACCAGTCATAGGAGCCATAGGGCTTCTTCTTTTTTGGATTACATCAGCTTCTCTCATGTAATTACCATTGATTGGTTTAGGAGGAGCAACCTTAGGAGCTGGTCTTGGTTTACCTGATCCTTTAGCTTTACCTGCAGTCATTTGTTTTGTTGACTTTGCTTGTTTGCTAGTAACTTTACTTGATTTCATTAGCAGCCTTTTTTCATCATGCCACCTTTCTTCATTGTAGGTACCATAGAAGCAGCTTTGCCACCATATTGCATTTTCTTCTTAGGTGTTTTACCTTCTTTCTTCATAGCAATTGCTATTGCAGCTTGTTGAGCCATCTTACCACCCATTTTCATCTTTGCACCAGATTTAGCAATAACACCACGACCTTTTAAAATATCAGCTTTAGTGATTTTACCATCTTTGTTTAAATCAGGGAAGCTTTTAGCTTTACCACCCTCTGCCATTTTTTTAGCTTTACCACCCATTTTCATCATAGACATGTCTTCAGACATACCATATTGGGCCTTTTTCATTTTTTTAACTGTTGCCATTTTTTATGTTTTAAATTGTTAAATTATTTACCTTTACGAGCTCTACCCATTGCTTTGAATGTCTTAGCTAATGCTTTTCTCTTAGGAGTGCATGTAGCTTTAGTCATTGGAGTGCAGTAACCTTTATGTTTAGGGTTAACAGCTCCTTGTATCCAGTTTTTTACTTTACCACCACTCTTCATCTTAGACTTTGCTTCTTTAAGAGGCTTATTTTTAATAGCATCATTCTTTTTAGGAGCATACTTACCAAGACCAGCTTGTCTATCTAATGCATCAGCCATTCCAGCTTCATGCTTATCCATAGCTTCTTTAGTATATAATCTACCAGTCATCTCACCACGGACCATTCCTTTAGGAACATCTCCACCAGTTTGATATTTCATCTTTTTTACAGTTGCCATGGTTATTTCTTTTTAGCTTTACTCTTCATTTTTGTAGCACCTAATTCTTTGTCTACTGTAAGTTTAGCTTTACCTCTAGCACCTCCTAAGGTTTTAGTTTGAACTTTAGTCCAAGCTCCTTTAGGATCTACAGGACCTACACGTTTGTTAGAAGCTTTCAATCCTGAAAGACTACCACTGCTTTGTTTTTTAGCTGTTGCCATTATTTTCTTTTTAAAATTGTTAAACCATTGTTATTAGTAAATCTTTCATGAATAATCCATTGTGGATTAACCTCTAAAAATTCTTCTATTGCAGGCCAGATACCTATAGTATCACCATCAAATCCACCAAACTCAAAAGATGTAGTATCATGAAATATGATATACTTTCTTGATTTATCAGCATGTAATACTAATTCACCTTTAACTTGTTTATAAGTATGAGCTGTATCTAAAAATAATAAATCTGTTTCTTCTATATTAAGATTTAATGTATCAGCAATATGGAATTCAAACTCTACTCCATTATCTTTAGCTAATTTAACAAGAAAATCTTTTCCAGTTCCCCATTTTTCTACTGGTTCAATGTCATAAGATATCATTTTTTTTGGTTTACCCATCATAAATGCATATGTGGATACAACCCATCTAACACCCATTTCTGTGATGTGATCACACTCTTCTGCATACTTTTTTATAGTAGGAAGATGTTCATTTATATCAGAAGGAATATTACATTTCTCTTGATATATTTCTTGTAGTTGGTTCATGTTGGTTTATATTGGTTTATTTACTTTTAGCTTTTATCTTCTTCTCTTGTTTTAACATTTGAGCTGTTGGTTTCTTTCCAGAACCTTTATTAGCTCTAATGTTATCCCATAATCCTCTTTTAGAATATGAGCCATCAGCACGTTTTAACATACCACCAGACTTCATAGGTTTTTTAATCACTTTCCCACCATTTTTTTGATTAGCAAGCTTTTTTAAAATATAAGGATCAATATCTTTAGCTTTTGTAGAATCAGCAGAGTTAGCTCTAGCACGTGCATTATTTAACATTTGTGTAGTGTTCTCACTAGGATGAGTATATTGATAGTATCTAGGACCTTCAGGTGTGTTAGATTTAGTTGTTCTAGTATACTTACCTGTTTTATTATCTTGTTCAAGATAACTACCATACTGAGCTTTTTTAGTAGCTTTTTTAACTACTGTTTTTTTCATTATTGCCATATTAACATTTCCATTTACGAAGTGATTTATTGATTCTGCTATTAGGATCATTGGCAGTTTTAGAGCTTGTAAGCTTCTTCTTCATACCAGACATCCTTTCACAGAATGATTTCTTTCTAGGACCTCCTTCAGGTTGTGGAGCTTTTAATCCAGGCTTGCCAGGATTAGCTCTGTTATAAGATGCTCTACCTTTAGCATTTAATCCACCTGCAGGATTCTTACCTTCCTTACGTTGCCAAGCTGGTGTAGAACCACCATCTTTTTGATAGCCCATTTTATTTCTAACTTCTGTAGGAAGTTTAGCTAAACCAGGTTTTTTTGAACTATCTACTGGTTTTAAAGATTTTTTTACTGTTGCCATTATTTCTTTTTAACACAATTATTAACTGTTCTACCACCTTTCTTTTTTGTTCCCTGCTTAACATATCCTGTCCAGCAACTTATCTTACCACCACTTTTCATTTTAGGATGTTCTCTATGCCACTTCTTTACAGAAGCAACACCTTGTTTAACAGTTTTAGCTTTTGCCATGTTAGTAAGATTTATCTTATCCCACTTACCAGCAGAAGGACCAGCTGTATGATCTACAACTATATCCCCTTTATCACCTATACCTCTATCAACTTTTTTTTTAAATACCTTATGTGTTTGACCACCAGCTTTAACAATAGCTTTCATTTTACCACCATTCTTTAATGATGTACCATCTTTTTTAATAAGATGACCATTAGGAACAGGAGTTATACCTCCACCATTCTTAAGAACACCCTTACCTACATAAGCTGTAGCTTTCTGTGGGTTATACGGTCCAGGTTTCTTAATACTAGCCATTTACAAAATTTAAAAAGTCTGTTGTAAGAGATGTCCAACTTGTTCCAACTCTCACTTCTAATGAATTAATATCAATAAATGCAGAATAACCATCATCAGCATTAATAAATGTACCACTGAATAAATATAAATTGTTTACAGATCCTAATGCAGGAATAATTGTATCATGTAAGATGTTATAACTTGCAACTCTTATAAGTTCTGTAGCTTGAATCATATTCTCTGAATATGTGTGAGTGTTATAATAAGCATAAGAAGCATAAACAATCAATGCAAGTTGATATCTTTGATAGTTGTTTACAAAAGGAGCATTTGTAGCCACTGGTGCAACACCATTTAATGTAATTGCATCACCAATAGCTGTTGCTACAGCTCCACATGTATTATCAGCTGTTGCAGAACTTTTACCTCTTCTTAACATTCTACCTACATTATCATTAGCTGCAACAAGATCAACTTGTTGTGTAATTCCTATGTGAGGCATATTAATTAATAACAAAGGTCCATTTGTATTATCATCTGATGTAGTGTGACTTTGCCAAGCTTGTGCTCCTAATATACCTGTATGAGGATATCCAGCAAGTCCACCACCCATAAATGGTCCAAGGTAGTTGTTTAATGCTGGAGGATTTTGACCTATATTAAATATATTAGAAAACTCAGAAGCATTAACATCATCTGAACAAACTGTAGAATTTAAAACAGTATTATATGCATCAGCTCCTAAACTATCAAGAAAACTTACTAAGCTATAAGCAACGCTATTAGCTAATAAAGCATTTGGATATGTGGTATTAATCACATTTCTATAATGTTTAGTAATTTGATTAAAATACTCTACAGGTTGCATTTCTTTCCAAATACCAGTGGTAGGGGCATTTCTATATAAATTAAGAGTGCCTGGAACTATATGACCATTAGTATTAAACCTTGCATAAGGTTTTAAAGGTATATTTGAACTTGTTGTTGTTGCCATTATAAACTTCCTTTATTTTCTTCTAATTCTTTAACTAATCCACCTTCTACTGCATTACCAAGAATATTCTCAACTGCATGTACAGCTTCATTAGCTAAAAACAATGCTTGAGCTTCTTGTGTACTAACTACACCACGTAATGCATTTAATATAAGACCAAATTCACCACCAGATAATGTAAATTGAGCATCCTTAGACCAAGTGTATTTCTTAGCTGGATTGAATTCTGGTTTAGTCTCTACTTTAGTCTCTTCTTTTTTAAACATTTGTTTAATTTCTGCTGCCATAATTTTAATTTTAGATACAAATATACAAATATTATTTAATCTCCCAAATTTATTTCAAAAACAATTGTTGCAGAAGCTTTTATGCTTTTGGACAAATCTAGTTTGATTTGAAATATATTATGAAGTTTTAATATCTCTTGTAACAACATTTCATTATATTTAGGAACCGAAGCAGCCAATCTAAAATGATAGGAACTAGGATTCTTAGTTATTTCCAATATAGAAAGCTCATCTACTGAGCTTATAACTCCTTCAAGATGAGCAAAATAAGCTATTTCATTATCTTGCATCACCTCAGGAAAGAATTTTTTGCTTATTTGCATTAAGACAAGGTTAAACGATATTTAGTTTGAGCAGCCTCTCCAGATAAACTTTGAGCTACATTTTCAATATCAGGCATATTATTAGCCTCTCCATACTCTTCTAATTGCTTAGCAAATTTTATAAGATCACTTACTACTTGCATAGGAGCTCCTGAAGTATAATCTTTAAGGACATCAATTTTAAAAGCTTTCACTTTTGTTCCTTTATATCCCATAATTTTCTCAACAATTTCATCTTGTAAGTCTCCTACCTTGTCATATATCTTGCCTAAAGCTTCGTGCTCAGCAAAGGATGTTGTTTGCCAATGTAATAGATGTAGTTGCTCATAAAAAAAGGACAATTTACCAGCAATTGTTTCTGGTGTAAGAGCACTTCCCATTGCATTTTCCATCATCTCACTTGGAAATAGTGATGTTGCCATTAGTCTTGGTTTAAAGGATATTCTTGAGCAGGTTCAGGTTGAACTACTTCAGGTTCTACATGAATTACTAGTGGTTCTTCAACTACAACTGGTTCAGCTTGAACTTCAGGTTGTACATGAACTACCTCAGGCTCAGGTTGAACTTCTGGAACTTCTGGAACCACAACAGGTTCTACATGAGCTACAGGAACTTCAACTGGCTTACCAGTAACTATTGCTTTTAATTTAGCACTAAGTGCTTTAAAATCTATTGTATTTGCCATTTTTATATTTTTAATTAATCATTGAATGCAGCAGCACCAATTGATGTAGCACCAGCAGCGGAAAAGAATGCAGCAGTGGCAGCATTTATTTGTAACAACAATTGAACTCCAGCAGAATCTACACTGAACCATCCAAATTGACTAGAGTGTGTATTTAATACACTAGCTAATTCATAAATATCAGCTGCTGCTAAGCCAGTATAATCAAATGCATACATATTATCACCAGCGTCACCAAATACTACAAGATCTACACTTGCAATTGGAAATGATGATTGAATTTCAACCACAATTTGTGTTTGGTCTACGTTGCAACATTTAAACGCTTGGATTTGTTGAAAGTTTCCAACAGTAGGCTTCTTCTTTCTGAAGATAAGACTACCTGCAACTACTCTTCCACTACCATCGTAGCGAACAAATGCTTTAAGATCTCTTAGATTTCCCATAATTTTAATTTAATTAGGTTAATAGTTTAGGTTATATTTTTGTTTTAATTCGAACATTTTTGTGACATAGTAATGTGTACCATGTTGTTTAGAGTTTTCATCAGTATACACAACGTCTAGATGTGTATCTCTGAAAGGATCTTTACCTGTGTGGTATATTCCTTTATAGAAAGCAGGATATCCCATATCTCTACTTATTATACCTGCATTATGAAACATTCCTAGTTTGTGCACTTTCTCAATTGGGTCAGATGCCCAGGAAAAGTCCATCTCAGGGATATTTTTAGTTTCTTGGTCTCTCAACCATAAGTTCCATAACACAGCCCACATATCTGCACACCAGCTTTGGAACCCTTTTTCCTCACTAGCAAAGAAGGTTTTGTTTATATGTAATAAATACTTACGTATTATCAAACAATCATTCATCACCTTATTCCAAAATGAAGCATCTACATTCTTGAGGAAGTATTGAGCTCCTCCAGAGTTTAGATTATTAGCTTCTGCTATTTGTCTATTGATACCTATTAGACTTGTAAGCTCTGCTAAAATGTCCCTATTTTTGTATTCTTCCAGCTTTTCTGGCAGAACGTCTTTAATCTTACTATCAAAATACGAAGCATTAATATAACTGTTAGTATCAGATAGATAATTAATCTCATCATTGATATAAGCATCTACATTAAATTTATCTGTAAATAGAATGTCACAATCACAATAGAATACAGCTTTTGATGTCATCTCAGGATGTTCCTGAAAGTATTTCATAAGACTGTAAGGACGTAATATAGGAATATAAGTTCCTAAATGTTGACTAACTCCTCCTTCATCCTTATAATAAGCAAACTCTGCTTCTGGATAGAGGTCTTGTATCTTCTGCCACTTATCACTTTTCTCTCTAAAACTAGGTGTCCAAACAAGAACAATAGCTTTATCAGAATGACCAATGTTTTTTAAACTTTCTAGCCATAAATGTACCTGCCATGTGTAATAGGTATCATCTGGCTGAGCACAGATAAATTTCAAATCCTTCATATGTAGTTTGTTGGTTTATAATACTTATGGAGTAGCAGTAGTTGTTGTAGTGGTAGTTGCAGGAATGTTTTTACCCATAATACCAGTTAATTGTTCTAACTGTTTAGCTATATACCACAGTAATTTAGCTCTTTGACCCCATCCTATTTGTTGAGAAGGTATTGCCATTTTATATTAGATTAAAGAAGCGTTAAACAATGTACCTCCTCCAGCTTGAACTACTTGACTACCACTAGCAGAAGATGAATATCCTGTAATAGTGATATAATCAGTGGTACCATTTAGATAAACTATACTACTATTAGATTGTGTAAGTGGTACAATAGTATTTACTACTGACTGACTAATATATAACCCTGATTCATTAAGATGAATTTGAGTGTTAATCTGACCAGTACCAGTACCTATGCCCCATAATACACTATAAGAAATATTATAATATCCTGCAATAGTAGGTTGAAACCTATGACTAGTATTATTAAACCACCCTTGAGGATCATCAACAGACGTAAAATTAATTACTGCATCAGGAGAACCAACAGTTTGGTTAGTAGCTAATGTAGCTGTTACAATATTACTTGATGGAACTTGTATAGTGCCAGCTTTATATGTTACTCCTAAAAGAGCTTCTAATTGCTTAGAAATTTCCCAAAGAAGGTTTTCTTCTGTTCCCCAGCCTATCTGTCTAGATGGTATTGCCATGATAAAAAAGTTAATGCCCAAAGATATGTGTTTTGTTAACATATACAATGAGCTAGTCTAAATTGGTATAATTAAATTAATTAGAACAACTCTAATCAAATTAATTATCGTCCTTGTCTGTTGTAAGGTTTTGTAGCTTTATCTTTAGGACCTTTGAATTTCTGAGCTTTTCCTGCTTTTCTTTTTCCAAAAGTTACTTTTCTGCTGTCTCCAGCTGCTTTACCTTTTGCCATATTGGTTATTTTTTAAAGTATAAATCTGCTTCTGCTTGTCTTCTTCTTGTAAGTCCTTTAACATGTGCTCCATTAGACATGTCCCATTTCATAAACTCTTCTCTGATAGTAGTATCTAAAGGATTGATATTCACCTTCTTACGTAATGTAGAGCCTTTTAAAGCTCCTAGTCCTAAGTTGTAAGCAAAGCTCACTAGGGCCCCAAACTGATTAACATTAAGATCATCTCTAATTAATAAATCTACACCAGCAGTCTTTAATCCAACTTCCCATTTAAGAAAGTCAAATGCTTGTATAGTAGTAATTCTTGGATCTCCTACTTTTACCTTCTTACCATCTAAATAGGTAGGAGGATAAACAATTGTGCCATATCCAATAGTATCTACGTTTGGAGGATCTACTTCACCATGATAGGCATTTGCTGCAAATCCTTCAAAGCTCTTAATTAAGTTGATGCAATCATCGTTAATCTGTATCATCTAAGTTTAATTTTCCAATAGGTAGATAATTCATACACCACTTGTCCATCATATCCTACACTAACACCAAATATTCTGTCTTGTCTGTCCTTATATAAGAGACCTACATGAGCTGAATGTATAGGTTTTAGTTGGTTCCCAACTAGGCCCCCCCCTATAAAAAGCTGTCTAACAGCAGGTGGAGTCTTAATTATTGTCACAGTTTTTTCAGGAATTGTGACATTATAGGCTATAGAATTACCTATAATCATGTTAGCAACAACGGTGTCATAGACAGAAGCGGTCCCATAGGTGCCTAACTTATAGTCTGTCTTGAAGATGTGCTCAGTAAAATATTTATCGTCTAGGGAATTATATTGTTTCAATAGCCCAGCATAGCTTGTATCTGGCTTATATTGAATACTGTCTCTCCAAAGTGTGTCCTTCTTAGCTTTTAGTAAGATAGGTTTACCAGGGACAGTATCATTTACTTGTACATACTGTATAACAGTGTCAATCTTTGGTAACTTGGGAGTTTTAGGAATATATGTACAGCCAGTTCTTTGTAATAAAATGACTACAATTAGTACAAGAATGAGAATATATAGATTAGTAGATTTCATTTTGGATTTCAGAGAAGAAATTAGATAGGATTTTGGCCAAAAAGCCAGTGACAAAGATGATTGTTCCCATTATAGGATGACCGTTTAATGTAGTCATACCACCAGCAAATGTACAAGCAGACACTATAGCATCTGCAGCTTTTCTAATGCTCTTAGGAGTAGGTTTCCAGTATTCGTTTATACCAAATTTCATAATTTTTTCTTTTTAGCTAAGTATTTTAAATTTTTATTATCAGGAATCACAGCAACTATTTCTTGTCTAGATGGAGGAATAGGAGGAATACTATCATTTCTATTAGCTAAGGACTTACCATAAACAACTCTTTCTAGATTATCTATCCTAACATGATCTGCTGAGTATTGACTCATCAAGAATTTCATATCACTTCTAATCTCACTAACTATACTCCAGATTATTAGACCTAAAACAGATACTAATCCTGGAAATAGGTATAGTTTAATTTTGTCAAATTGTGTGGCCATTTACATTAAATATTGCGTTGTATTAATAAAAATACACCCAGAATAGGGTGTATATATCTAGGCCCTAAGACCTTATGTAAGTTGATTGTAAAATTCCTAGCAAAGCTATGTAAAACAATTGAAATTACCAAATCTTTTTTTTCAAGTTATATATTAAATTTAAAAATATATATTAAGTATTTTTTGTTAGTATTTGATTTATTTCTTAGCTTTGTAACATGGAAAAACCAATAG